CCCGAGACATCGACGCCGAACTCCCCGAAGACTACTCCCAACTCATTAGTGATTAGTGAGCAGTGGTTAGTGGTTAGTGATTAGCAACTAAAAACTAACAACTAAAAACTAAAAACTAACAACTAACAACTAACAACTAATTATTGTATTCCTCGTAGAACGCCTCGATCTCCTCTAAGTGCTTCTGTGTGATAAACGACAGCGACAGCATCCGAGAGCAGACGAACCTAACCAACTTCTTTTCCTCCTCGTCAAAATAGGATAAATCCTCCAACATATCTGGAAAGCTGAACAGCTTCTCCTGTATATCCTCCGATTCGGCAATCTTGTTGGCCACTTCACAGAGCCAGCCTGAGAGCTTTATCCCCAGCGGCTCATTTAGCGGGCGGGGTAATTGGTTATCCTGTCTCATAGCACGGCCCTCCTTTCTTTTTGGGTTTGGTAAACAAAATAAGACACATAAGCATGTATCACAGCAAGGGGAAATGAGGGGTTAGAAGTCGTCCCCGCAGAAGTGGAGACATGCCACTGCCCTTCACTATAGGCAAGCAAGCAGTTACACGCGGTTTCCTTAAGCAAGCAGCGGAAACAATCCTGAGCCACGACATCCACTACAATAGGATCGTCCGCAGGTTCGTAATCATTGAGGCTTTTTATGCAGCCCGAAACACTTTGAAGAAATAGCCGATCCGTGCGACCAGCTCCCCACGATATAGCCTTGGCTACATGGTGAGAGGTTTGAGGTTTGAACATAGTATAAAAAATAAAAAAGCGTGAGTAGGTGCTGTTCAAAACTCGCTGGATATATCCGCAAAATTTGCTATATATTACTATATAGCGACACCCTCACGCTGTGAGTATTCGAAAATCTTTATGTGATATGCGGACATGAAAAAGCCCGCGAATTTTGAACGTTGCAAAGGTACAACTTTTTTTGAAACCTCCAAATCTTTTTTGAAAAAATTTTTTGCCCCCTCACTTGTCACTCTTCACTATTCACTTTTCACTAAAAAAGCCCTCCCCCACGCAGGGAAAGGACTTGTTTTTGTATAAGGTAGTAAGACCTACTCTTTTTCTTCTTCCTTTTGATCTTTATTTTTATACTTTCTATCAAAATACATATTGATACGGATATAGATAATTAGGCTTATCAATAGAATAATGATATACCATAAAAAACTTATTTCTAAGTACAGCCAAAATGCCAACCAACCAAAGGTTATAAATACAGGAATATTTTCTTTAGTTATTCTTGAATTATTTATCATGGCATCTGCAATAGGAGTTACTACCATAAATATAGCACTAATAAAAAATAGTTTTCTCAATAAATCTCCCAAAAATGATATTTCTGAAAAGAGAATATAAAAAAAGAAAGGTAATAGTAAGAAATATAGTAACAATCCTACTACTTCTATTAATCTCCTTAACAAACCTGTCCTCTTTTCATATATATAACTTAGGTTCATGTTTTGGATCTGATCTTTATGAATACAAAAGTTATGCCCCTCTATACTCTTTCCAAAGAGGCTGCCTGGAGAATATTTGCCTATTTCTTTTTTAGAGGTATTTTCTATTACTATGGTTTCTATATTGGTATCATTTTTAGAAAGATAGTAATTTTTTATCTTCCCTGTATATATGATCTGGTCAGTAGTTAGTATATCTATTTCCGTGTAAATATACTTAAATCCTTTAGGTGCTTTGTTCAATCTTCCTCTAAAGAGAGCATGCCAATAATTGTAAAAATTAAAATTGAATGCAATAGCTATCCTATTACAGATAAAACCTAATAATCCTGATATTGTATATAAGATAAAGATTATTATAAAAAAATCTCCACTCTTTTCATCAAAATCTTTTTTGGTAGGGAATTTTATATCAGATTGCACTTTGTGCAAGTTCTCATATACTTCCTTTATAGTGTCATAAGAAATTTCTGATATTAGATTTACTCCTGACCAAGAAAATAGGTATATGAAAAAATAGCAAGTGATAAGCATAAGCACACTAAAGAAAAGTGTCCATACAAATCGTTCAAACAAGTTTCCAAAATAAAACTCCTTTGAATACTCCCTACTATAAAAAGAGTTCCTGAACAATATGCCAGGAACTATAAATATCATAATATATATAATTGTATTTAGTGCAAGATTTATTTCCATTATCCTACATAACCATTATGGTCATTTCTTTGTTATCACTCAGTGTTATGGTGGTCTCTTTTTTGGAATGACTTCCTTTTAGTTCTCTTACTGCCTGTTGAAACTTCTCCTTATCTTCTTCTGTCTTAAGTCTTGCTTCTATATCATTATTTGAAATAGGAGAATCCGCAAAAATAGAGGAAATAAATGGAATAAAGCCCATAGTTATATTCCTCAACTCCTGAAGGTAAAGTGTTAATGTTTTCATTTCAAAAGAATTTTTACATTACCTAAAAAAGGTAATGATTCATTTCACGCTGCAAAGATACAACTTTTTTTCAATTCGTGTGACATTTGCCACACGATTTTATTTCCCCCCTCACTCGTCACTTGTCACTCGTCACTATTCACTAAAAAAGCCCCCCCGCTGGCGCGTTTCTTGCAGCTCGTACGCTACTACTCCCCCGCAAGCAAAGGGACAACTTTGGAAAAAATATTTTTTACCTTCTGTCTACTGTCTTCTGACCACTAACAACTAACCACTAACCACTAAAAAAGCCCCCATGGCTGAGGGCTTCAGTTGTTAAATTAAATTCAGTCAATGACTACTGAATGCTGTTTGCGGCGCGGCGAATACGTTCGGATATATCCAACAACGCCCCTTGTAGTTGTATCTTTTCGGCTTCGGTAAAGCCCCCCTCCCCTCCATTGCCATCGCGACCATGGAGCTTGTTGTATATCCAAGAGGAAGACTTCCCAAAGTAATCGTGTGCGATTTGTCGCCAAGAGACATCTATTGAGATGTCGTCCAATTGTTGCATCATCGTGATGCGCTCCTGTTTTTGTACTGCTATTGCCATAGTATGAATATTTGTTGAAAGTAAGCCCCCCGCGGGGGGCTTGTTGTTAGTCTCTGTCGAGTAGGTCGCCCAAAAGCTCCTGAATGTAACGAATGAGTGATTTTGATCCGTTGGGGTAAGCCTTTTTGTAATTGCGAATAGCTTGTATAAGCTCCCACTCTTTGTCTGTAAGCTCGTGGCTTTCTGTTTCTTGTTCTGTCATAAACTATCATTTAATTTAACACTGCAAAGATACTGCGAATATTCGCAATATCCAAACTTTTCCCCAAGTTTTTTTACTGCCAAATGTGTTAAAGTTTCCCTCTCCCCCCACTAACCACTAACAACTGACCACTAACCACTAACAAGTCAAGAACGTATCCTCCCAGTCTGCGGGATTAACTACCAGTGGCGCTTTCGTCTTAAAATGCACCTCCACATCTACCCCGTATAGGTGTACTTGTGGCTCCTCGATCGGATAGATCCATGTCAAGTCCTTCTCAAAGGCACCATATAGGAAATGATCCCGCTGGTGACTGTCCCAACGAATGCGTGCCAAGAGCTGCAAGGCAATACGCTCCGCTTGGTCTATCTTTTCCTGCTGCCCCTCAAAATCATCATGCGGCGCATCGGCAAAGACGATACTAAAGACGAGCTTACGACGCCCCAAGGTGTTCAGCTCGCCCCCGTCCAAGCCCAACTCATAATCATAGATCGCCAAGAACGGAGAGGCGATCCCTGCAAAGCTGCTTTGCTTCTCTATAATCTCACGGGAGAAATACCCCACGTGCTCCTGTATCATCACATGCTTATCGGCCAAGTGATGAAAATAATCTTTCAACTGCTTATACATCGTTTTTTTTTTAATTTTTCCTCTTTTTGCTCAAAACCCCGATTTTTTTTTCCTACATTTCCTACAAAACCTACAAAAAACATAAGTTACTGAAAATCAAGATAAATATTTTTTCAAAGGGGTTTTTTCACGTTAAATTCCCTTAAATTCGTGTAGGAAAACCGCATTTCATTTTCCTACACTTTCCTACAACTTCCACATTTTCCTACATTTCCTACGCCTTTTCCTACGCTTTTTTAGGCTTAAATAACTGATTTATAAGTAAATAACCCTTTGTAGGAAATGTAGGAAAAAAAAACAGCACTTTTTAGCGCAAAAGTGTATTTTTCAAAAAAAAATTGCACTTTTCCTCTCTTACCCCCTCCCCCCCACTAACCCCTAACCCCTAACCCCTAACCACTAATCACTAACCACTAAAAATAAAGTCCCGACTTCTTCGCCACAGGCTCCCTAAGTACCAGCGGCTCTCCTTGGTAGCAGGGGAACAATGCAGGGTGTGCCTTTATATATTGTAATAGCAAGTCCCTATATCCTTGCGCCCGCTCCAAGAATCCCTCCTTAAGCGCCTTGAGCTGGGTGTCGCTCAGCAGCATGGACTTCTGCCAAGGCAGCTGCTCCCATTGCAGCACAATTCCCGATGTGGTATAGGTAAGCCCTTGCATAAAGACAGCATCGGCCAAGGTGTAGTAGCCCACGATTTTTTTCAGCAGCGCAAGCGCCGTCTCATCACCGCGTATATCCGAGAGCACACAGGGCGACAGCTGCGGGGCGATGTATAGCTCCCATATATCCCGCATCAGGGGCAATAGCCGCAAGAAGATCTCGTACGAATCCCCTATGGAATACAGCGCCGACAGCTCCCGCGGACTACCAAAGAGCGACCCCGCCACCTCACGGGCAAAGGGCAACTCCGCCCCAAGGGAACTCGTGGAGAGGAGCGCCACAGCACCATTGAGCGCATGATCCCCTATGCGTACCGCATTCAGTCCATAGTCTCGCACGTCCCACCAGGGCGAGCGCTCCATCTTATTATCTTGGTACGCATTGGCGCCCGTACTGGACAAGTGCATCTTCACGAAAGGAATACTATAAGCAATGGCATAGTTGGCCACAGCCTTCTTAACCCCCTCGTATATCTCCGCTTTGCCTGGCATAACAAAGGAAACATCGGAGAGCTTCTCCCAGATCACCTCCCCTACCAGCGGACGTACCCGCTCACTAATAGCCGTCTCTATATACGGCCTAAGGATCTGTATATCCAAATACTTGGACACATGGATATACGCCTTAATCTCTTCAATTCGTTCAAACATATTCTTTTTTTACTACAAAAATAAAAGCCCTTCCCCTTGCGGGAAAGGACTTGTTTTTGTATCAATGCCTTTGTTATAACAGTAATAGAGAAGCCAACCACCAGCCTAAAGCTGAAAAGAAAATCATTATCAAAGTTCCCCTTAATGCATTCCATTTTTCTTGTTTTTTCATTTCCGATAAACTGAAAATAGTAGTAAATATACTTAATACACCCACCAAAGGAAGGAATAACGGAAGGTACGATAGCAATATTTTCCAAATAGGTGTTCCTGGATTTGCTCTAAGCCAAGGAAATGAAAAATAAAAAAGGAAAGAGACCAAAATAACGGTGATAATTATTCCTCTATAGACATTTGTGTAATCTTTCTTTTCCTTGTACTTATACCTAATATTCATATCCACCACATTCCCAAAAGGAACGACAAATACATCACTAAGGATTTCTTTAAACTTCGCTTCGGAATGACTATATCTCTTTGCTTCTTTCAAATACAAATACTCCAAATCTCCAGTAGAAACATTGGTACTATAATCAAATAAGATTCCTTGGATCATCTTGTTCTTGCCCTCCTCTTGAGTGGGATTAAGTGTCAGATCTACCCATTTTAGAAGTACTTTGCCTTCAGCTCCTGTGGTTTTACCTTCAAAGATATAATGCCATTGATTCGAATATTGCAAAGCAGATATTTTTACATCAATTTTTAGCAGACAAACCAACTCAAAAAGGAACCATCCAAGTACTCCAGCTATAACATTTGAAAAAATAATATAAAGGAGTATGAAAATAAAGATGGTTTGATCCTGTTCTATTTGAATATTCCTTTTGGAAATATTTTCAAGTATTTCTAAGGTTTCCTTATTTAAAAAATTTGTTCGAACCCAAGGGATATAGCTTATAAAAAGAAGTGTTATTAGTTGTGAGAATATACCCCAAAAGATACTGGTTACAATGCGTTCACTCCACTCTCCTTTTAAAAATTGTTTGGTGAATTTTCCAGAATAATAGAATCTTCTAAATATAAGTCCAGGGAAAAGAACGACAACTATCAAGAAGATAGAGCTTAAGGCAAGTTCAGGAAGCATAACTTTTTATATTAATACAGTCATATTTCCATCGGAAAAATGCAGTTCTGTCCTTATAAGCTCAGTTGAATTTTCTTCTTTTCTCCTCTGATCTGCTTTTTCAACAGCTTCTAAAAAAAGCCTTTTCTTCTCAGGATCTGAAAGAATTTCCTTCCCCTCTTGGCTTATTGCTGATTCATCATTCATTGAAAGAAAATCCGCTACTCGCTTAAAAGAAGATACTATTTGTTTTAGTAATCCGTTCATAACTTTTTCCTTTTAGATTGAAGAAATTTAGATTATCACGCTGCAAAGATACAACTTTTTTTCAAATCGTGTGACATTTGCCACACGATTTTATTCCCCCCTCACTCGTCACTTGTCACTCGTCACTATTCACTAAAAAAGCCCCCTAATTTACGATTACCTGTTGCCCATTAGGGTTCTTGTCCAAGGTCGTAAGGTTAATATTGGGGAAATTGCCGTATAGGCTCTCGTCCCAGCCGTTCCAATCCCTTATCCGCTCGAAGATCTCCAAGGTACGCAATCGCTTGATAGGCATACGAGTGGAGAGGATCGTATAGGCTTCCCGCTTGTCCGAGCCGCTCCCGCTAAGGTTCTTCCCCCCTGGGATACCCGCCCCGAGCAAACAAGGATCTACCCCCATTGGGAAAAGTATCTCCGAGTTCCCCGCGCTGGCATCGGGCAGGAAGTTGCCGTCTTTGATCTTGTCATCTATGGGTACCACTTCTATACCGCGTATCAGGTTCCCCGAGCTGTCACGAAAGAAAGGCGATAGAAAGGAGCGCCCCGCTGCCTTGTTCCCACTCATATGCTCGTCTATCGCCTTGATGGTCTTCTGCCGCTCTTGCTCCTTCTGCACATCGCTCATCTCCTGCCACTCATTGCGGCCAAACTTATGGGAGAAAAAGTCATCGGCCACATAGATAACAAATTTCAAGTTCAGTTGGTTCTCAAACATGTACTTTTTGAACGTCGGCACCGAGAGCACCACATCCACCCAGCCATTGGCAAAGGAGCTATGCCATTTCACCTTAGGGTAATTTTTCTCTGTGGTAAGGGTACGCATCACTGGCACGACAAACTTGTCCACCTTCTTCTCCTTGCAATACGCCTTAAGACTCTCCACCGAATGCATATCCGAGTAAAAGGGCACTTCCTCCGTTAGCTCCTCGTCCAAGGTACTCCCCCACGAGGTATTGATATACACCTTATCCACATAGCCCTTTTCCTTGGGTACACCCAACCTGCAATGGGCCGCTTGCTGACGCTTTATGGAAATAATTTTATCTCTATTAGGCGAAAGCAAATACTCCACAAAGGCAATCCCATAGGTCTCAAAGTCTTCCACTATTTCGGACATGGTAATATCCCAGCGGCAAGCCTTAAAGAACTGGTTCAGCTCAGGGAAAGAGTTACGTGCGCGTTCCTTAGTTACAATCCCTTCTTCTGTCTCCACGTCCTGATAAAGTCGGAATCCCAACCCATAATGAGCCGAGATCAGCACCTCCAACCCTCCTATGGCCGCCCCTGTCTTATTGAGCTTTTCGGTCAGCTGTTGCGGATAAAGGTTATCGTCTCCCCACACGGAGTACTTATCCGTATCTGATAAGTCTTTTTTAGCCTTGGGCGCTGTAAGCCCATGCTTATTATCAAAGAGCACAGCCGCCCCACTCTTAGAGAGTATATACAAATCGTTATCTATTTTTTCCATACTGGTAACTTTTCACTAACCACTAATCTCTGACCTCTGACTACTGACCTCTTTTATATATCGGATAAGGTCTTGCAGGTTTTTCTCGTTGAACTTATCTCTGTGGCTGCCTTGGCTTTTTTTGTTGCGGAAAGCCTGCACGCTTATACCCATTGCTTTGGCGCAGCCTTTGGCGCCCATATCCAGCGCCTCTATGATCCGCTCTATTTCTTGGGTTATCTGATCAGTATCCATAGCAGTAGTATTACAAATGCAACAAAAAACAAAACAGCCTCAAGGCTTATGCTCACTTCTATTTCCTGTTCAAAGGGTTCTTTTGAAAAAATATTTTTCAATAATTTTAAAAAGGCATTCATATCAAAAAAATTAGTATATTTGCAGTCAAAAGCAGGGGAGAGCCTTACGCTCCCCCCACTTTTTGAGATTAACTAAAGAGAAAAACGATGAGTTTTTCAAGGCTGGCTCTTATTCTTAGCAGGAATGACCAGCCTTTTTTTAGTCTCTCAAATTTGAATTTGATTTTTAGTTCAAAAAACATAATTCAAATTTTTTGGTTAAACAAAGAAGTCTAAGAACTTCATCCCCGATTCTCAAGGACACTGCAAAGATACATTATATTTTCATAACCACAAAATAAATCACCAACTTTTTTCAGTCCTTTTGTGTTAAAGTTTCTATAATTTTTTTTTCTTTATCTGAGAGTTCCCATTCAATAACATCATCTACTCTTTTGTCTTCCGTTGCTTTAATCCCCAATGCTTTGATTTCTGCTGCTTTAATCTCCGCTGCTGCTGTATGGGAAGCTAAAAATCCCGATCCAAATATAGCTTTCCCATGTGGTTTTTGACTTTCTAAGCCTCTACAAAAAGATAAATATTTTTCTCTTATTTTTACACTAACTCCTCTCTCTACAATCCATGCAATACGTGAAACAGTTACTATATTTTCAGGATATTTATATTTTGGGATGGGTTTTTTATATTTTTTCTGTGCCTCCTCTATCCTTTTCTTTAGTTCTGGTGCTCCTATGATCTTATAATCTCCCATCATATTAGTAACAAAGGAGGTTTTTACTCTTGCCCCATTTTCATAGGTTATATCTGCCGATGCAACAATTGCTGTATATTTTTGGTTCGTGCCAAAAAGAGTTAGGTGTGGTGCAAATAGGAAATATTTTACCCCTTTTTCATTGTAAAACCTTATAATTTGTGATATTATTGAAAAAGGAGGGTTATCTATTACTACTGTTTTTTCTGTATATGTTACTCTTTCATAGTCTCCACCTGGATAAAAAGGCCTTATTACTTCCAAACCTTCTATATCACATGTTTCTCTTACATAGTTTAGGACTTCTTCATATACATTTGCAGGAGTATAGCAATCATCCGTCGTTTTTTTAGGCTTAAATTTCTCCACAAAAGCCTCATAATCTTTACTCATAATACTATTTTTTACGCTTCGTTCAAAAGTTTGGGTTGCAGTTGCATAATTCGCTGTTTTCCCTTCTCAAAATATTCTTGGTCTATTTCGATAGCAATCCCTTTCATTCCCATATTGTGCACGGCTTCCATACAACTCATACTTCCTGCAAAGAAATCCGCCACCACTACCTCCTCTCGTGGCTTATCCTTTGGAATCACCAGCGCCAAAAGCCTTTCCAAAAGCCGCACAGGCTTCTGTGTCGGGTGAATAGTCTTGTAATGGTCTCGCACTTGTTTGATGATTGTTTTTTCGTTTAATCCATTACAGATAGAAGCTAATACATTCACTGCCCTATCACCACTATTCCTAATATCAGTTGTAACACTATGTTTGGTAAATCTTGTATTCAAATACCAATCACTACGTTTATTATCTAAAAAATCTAGTAAATAATTTAACTTCTCAGTATTCTTTAAAGCTGATTTTATTTTGCTGATATCTTTTACAATACTATCTATATCGTGCCCTTTCATTTCAGTATAAGGTACTTTCACTTTATTGATAATTCCTCCTTTTGTTAGTATAGATATGGTTTCGTGTATCCTATTCATTTTAGAAAGTGGAGAGGTACCCATACTTTTATCCCAAATAACCTCCTCCTTAAACACAAAGCCCAATCCGTCTAACATCGTATTCCACCTATAAAAGGAAGTACCCCTACCAAACATCACAATAAAGCCTTTTTTGGTAAGTAACCGCTTACATTCTGCAAAAAACCTTTGCTCGTCAAAAGGACGTTCCAGCTTTTGGTTTTTAAGGTACAAGTACGGAGGGTCTATGCACACCACATCTATACTTTCATCGGGTAGGGTTGCCATAATCTCCAAGTTATCGGCATTATACAATTGCAAGTTGTGTATCTCCATATTTTTTTATTGCATTAATAAACTACTTCTCTTCCATTAAAAGCCACTATAAATAGGATAATAATTTTTTTTATAGTGCCATCAGCAAGTTTAATATTTCGTGTCTTATTCTCCCAGTGGTTGGGGTTTTTCTCAAACTCCTTTTTGTTTTTTGGCTGTTGCATTAGGGTAGCATTATGGTATATCAGGAGCTTTCCACCAAACCCATTTTGCTGGTTATAGGTACGCACAGCCAAGGAAAAGGGGATCGGCTTTTTCTCTGTATCCAATTTTCGCATTTCCGCCAAAGCGTCCTTTAAAAATATTTTTTCTACCATGGTACAAAGGTCAAAAAACTATCAGGATATATAAAGGACACCCTCCAAGAGCACAAAAAGCAGGGGTTTTTGTCATTATTTTTGTTTTACACCTTTGTCAATCAAAACATTAAGCCCGTAAAAATCAAAACAATTTTCATTGCGTACAAAAAAAGCCCATCGCCGCCTTAATCTTTTTTACAATTTGAATTTTAAAAATCGGAGCGAAATATGAAAACGGTGAGCAGTGAATGAGAGAGCTCCTAAACGATAAAAAAGAAGCCTCCATTACAGGAGGCTTTAGATATCAATGGATCAGATTATTTAAACAGAACTTATAATATACGAATCGTGATAGGTGTTATCCATCAGATAAGCATACTTCCACCATACAAGGTAGTCAAAGCAGTCCGAGAGGTGCGTTGCATGTTCCTGCGGGATAGAGGTAGAGCGCTCCGAGCTTTTGTCTTTTTCAAAAGAATCTTCTTTCTGCTTCAGCCCTGCATTCTCCATGGATACGATTAGGTTGGGACAGTTGTCCTCATTGATACGGACAAAGGGCAGCCCTTTGTTGCTCTCCTCTAAGATTTCGTTAATAAGTCGGAACTTGAGGATATGGCTTGGGTTATTCGTGTTAGGGGTTTTGTTGTACACCTGCCAGCCTGCTGTGCGGAGCATATCCTCCACATCCTGTGCCAGAGTCGTCTTGCTGTTGGCTTCACTCTTAAAGCCTGAGCGATCGTGATAGAGATACACCTTATTACAGGTAGCCTTGTGGGGTTCGTAATAGTCTATGATCTTCTTAATAAGGTCTGAGAGCTTCTGCGGGTTCTTGACAAAGAAATCCTTAATGATACTCAGCGTATGGGTGAGCGTGCTCTCTTGGGCGACCACAGCACAGTTGATACGCCCACCGAAGTCCAATGATATTTCCAAGGGGATACCCTGAATCAAGTCCGTGTCATACGTACAGCTTGGCGTATAGCTCTGGGTGAAGTCATCTAAGAGGTTCGTGGCATACTTGTACTTGTAGTAGTGCTTATCTGCCAAGAGCTGCGGATAGAATCCGTCGGCTACCTTACGAGGTCGTATGTTCATAATCTCCGCATTGAAGAGCATATCCGATACCCGCTGCTCATACATCTCCTGTATCCAATTAGGCTTGAGGTTCTCCCTATTGACCAAGGCGTTGGCTTTGATAAAGCAGTGTTCTTGTGGCTTTTGCAGCGCCAGCTTCTCCCGATTGGTGAACCACTCCCCTGTCTTGGTCAGTGCCACGGAGGAGGTAAATATAGTAGCATTGAGCAGCGAAGCGCGGTCAAACTCCACTTTCTTAGCTCGGTTCGTGGTCAGCACGTTGTTGAATAGCCTATCGTGTTCCAAGAGTGCCGCCTCGTCCCCTATGACCATATAGGAGTTAAGTCCGCGCCCTGAGTTGGGATCGTCCAAGGATACCAGCACAAGTATAAAGCCATTGGAGAAATGCACCACATTGCTCCACGAGTTGGGCGCTTGGAATGGCATTCTATATCCTAAGCTCTTCCCGCTTCTGCCTACTACATAATCCACCTCCTCATATAGGCCGAACATCTCCAGCCCCTCCTTGGTAGAGGGGAAGGTACGGCTTTTGATCTGCACGAATGTCGCCCCCACCAGCACCCCCGTCGCTCTGGGCATTTGCCGTACACCTTCCTTGACAAACCAACCCAATATGGTCGACTTGCCCGTACCACGCCCCGCCTCTATACATATATTCTTTATTCGCCTATACCTATTGGCTTCCACCGCTGCCATCTGCATGGGGTTCAGGTATATCTCCTTAACTGGTTTTATTAGCATTCTTCACTTTTCACTTTTCACTCTTCACTCTCTATGTAGTCTATATCTTCAGCGGGCAGTTCGTTGAAGTCCACCACGCCTGTACCTATGGCATCGCGTAGCATACGCATACTCTTGCGGCTCATCTTGATATGGTATTCGTGAGCGGTGATCTTCTCAAAGTTAATCTCTTTCTCCTCCTTGTCAAAGTTGAACAACGACTTATACGAATCCAGCGCCTTACGCTCCTGCTCCAGATCGCCCTTCTTGAGTGCCTTTTGGTAGAGTTGCCAATAGCACTCCGCCAAAATCATCCGCTCGGCCTGCACATCTCCTTTGTCCAGCTCTCCGAAGATCTGCATTGCCCAATTGTAATCCCTGTAAGCTGTGGATTGGCTAACCTTCATCTCTCGCATGTGTATCTGTATGGCCTGATACTTGGAATACTTATTGGTCATCCTAAGGGCGTGGATATGCCTAAGCCGCGCCTTTATCTCCTGCTCGGCTGGGGTAAGCTCAATGCTCTCGTCTATATGTGAGGCGGATATACGTGGATAAGTCCCCTCTTTGTCAAATTTTACTAACTCCATCCTTCTTCTTTATTCTCTAATGGCCGATTCTTGGAACTCCACCACATAGCTGTGCAGGTTCCGCGTACTGTCGTATGATAGGGGCTTCTGCGAAATAGGAATCACCTTCACCCACTCGCCCTGTATCTTTAGGAAGCACTGCTCACTGCGAACCAGCTCCCATAGTACGGCTATCTCCTCGACAAAGATCCACCCCGTGTTGAGCTTGAAGGTACGCTTTTCCTCCACACGCTCCTTATAGCGCTCTCGGCTGAGCAGGTGCTCCCCTATCTGATGCTGATATTCTACATGCCCCTCCCATTCTCCAGCAAAAGAAAACCAATCAGGGCATTGGTTCTGGTTCTCAAAGATACCCAATATAGGCCTATCATTACTCTTTGGCTTCGGCTCCAAGCTCAATCCCTTATAGGTGATAATACTCGTGGGAGAGTAGCGAATATCAGCCACGCTTCGCAAAAACGAAAAGTTTCCCACTTCATAGTCCTCTCTTACCTCCGTCAATCTCACCCTATCCGAAACGATCTTCACCAGTTGTTGTTCTCTGATGTCTTTCAACAAACCGCTAAGTGATACCATACTATCGGGATAGGTACTCCTCAGAAGGGATTCCGTCAAGTATGGATACCCCTTAGGCTTCTTCCCTGGCAGATACCGCAACCCCTTAAGCTCATAACGAGCTTTCTCCTCTCCACGAAGAGCCCGCTCCACTAGCACCACATCCACTACTGCGGCCTTATACAAGGGGTACACGGTTATATCCCGTGTCTCATTCAGGGTCAAGGAGTGCAAGTTGGGGATTCCTTCAAAGAAATCCTGCACCTCTTCCCCTATATCTATTTTTACCTTTCCTTGGAAAAATACATACTCATAGTGTTGGGTAACCTCTTTCTCTTGTCCATAGCCCGAAAAGTGTATCTTCAACTGCATTTCCATGTAATCCCCGTCCCCTTTGGCGCGTACCTCCAGCAGATCCTTGTCTTTGCAGAAGTAAATATCCCGCTCCACCATCTCCAGTTCCTTTTTTACAGAGATATAGACAGGAATTACCCGCTCACTCCCCAGGGAGGACTTGATTACGATCTGTTCCCGAAAGCTCCCTACATCCAGCTCCTGTGAACTTTTCGTATGTATCGGAATCCTTACGACCTCTCCGCCTTGATTCTCTATGGGGCTTAGGGTTATCTTATCCGAACTCGCTCGTGCTTCAAACTGCAATAGGTTCGGATTTCTGATTTCTATAATCCCCTCCCCACGCTCTCGCTTCTCTTTTACCAATACAAAAGTATAAGACCAGGGCGACACACCAAAGCTACGAGGATTCCCCACCACAGTAACCGCAATTTTAAATGGGAAAAGAGCATTCCTATCGAAAAAAAACGCCTCACACTCTATACGTGACCCTACTCTCAAGGACAATCCTGGTATAACACCTGTCCGCATATATGTCGCTGACAAACCAAAATCTATATGATCACAATCCTCCGATACTTGATACTCTTGCGTTACTCGGAAAAGCCCCAAATTTGCCTCAGACTTACGTCCAAAATAAAGAGCCCCCTCTGTTTGTCCAGTTTTTAACCATACACCTTTATGGGGCGAACGACCTCCATACGTCCACTTCACAGATGTATCCCCTGTAAGAGTCATTTCAAACGGATCCAAGGTCATTTCAAATACTACCCCTTCTACCCAATTCTTTCTCATAACTTTTCTCTAATAAC